TGGTTTATATATAGAGATGTCTGTTCTAATACAATTGGAATGCGCTTGCATTGAAATTGTATGCGTTCTCATACATTCTCTTATACTATTCTGTTTGAGACATACACTCCACTCGATAATAGTTGATTTGTTCAAAGTAGATTTAGTTATACACACAATGCAACAGAAGTTTATTTAAGTAAACCTACTGATGTAAATTACATTTATAAAAAAATAAAGGAGGTAAAATAAGTTGAGTATAAAGATAGACGTAAGAAACGGCAATTTAGAACAGGCATTAAGAGTTCTAAAAAAGAAAGTGCAAAAAGAAGGTGTATTAAAGTTGTATAGTGAAAAACAAGTTTATGAAAAACCCTCAGCAAAAAAAAGACGTAAGAAAAAAGAAGGTATCGCTAACTTTAAGAAAAAACAAAAAAAGTTAAAAATGATACGAGGGTATTAAAGAATTTTTACGCCGTTTGACTTATATATATTATTAGTTAAGGCAGTTCGTAAGTCCTTAGCTGCGTAAAAAAAGGTGCCGATAACCTGGTTTATTAAACTAAAGTCGGTGTCGCAAATCGGTGATATTTGTTGATTTCACACCGTGAAAAAAGAAATCATCAACGGGTTGTTACGTAATAAACACGTGTGGAGCCACGGTTAGCTCCACGCTTATAATTACCACTGGGGTAGACAGTAAGAGTGAGTAATGTAATCTATATTTAAAAAACAATATAGTAAATCTCACCACCTCTAAAATATATGTGACATTATTGACCACTTGTTATTTTATGAATCGTAATTATATAAATAATATTGAAAGTGCCATTGTGGGCTTTCAATTTTAACTTGCTTAACAAAGGAGATAAAATGACTAAAAATCAATTAAGCATATTCAATCAACTGAGACCTTTATCCATTGGATTTGACAATGTATTCGATCACTTCGAATCAATGTTAAATGACGACTTTGGATTAAGAGTACCAACAGTAAACTATCCACCATACAATATCGTTAAAACAGATACTAACAAGTACGACATTCAAGTTGCACTTGCAGGTTTTAATAAAAAAGATATTGATGTTTCGATAGAAAATAGTGTATTAACCATTGAATCTAAAACATCTAATAAAGATGAATCAAAAGATGAAGATGGCGACACAATCTATAAAGGTATATCTAAAAGATACTTTAAAAGATCATTTACAATCGCTGATGACGTTGAAATCAAAGGCGCAGAGTTAAAAGATGGTCTATTAAAAATATCAATGGAAAAGATAGTACCAGAGTTTAAAAAACTCAAAACTATTGAGATTAAATAATAATCTTAAATAAAAAATAGAGAGGCCGAACGAGCGTTGACTTTTTCGGCCTCTTATGATATATTATATAATATTAAATTATGAAGGAGTGAAATATGAACCTAACAAGTGATACTATATCAGTATTAAAAAACTTCTCAGACATCAATCAAAACATTTTGGTTAAGCCTGGGAATAAAGTCCAAACTATTTCTACAATGAAAAATATTTTGGCAGAAGCAGAAGTATCTGAAAAGTTTGAAAGTGAGTTTGCGATTTATGACTTACCAGAATTTTTAAGATCAGTTGAGTTGTTTGACAAACCTGACCTTAAGTTTAATGGTGGCGCTTATGTAAGTATTGCAGAATCAAATACCAATCAATCAATTAAATATTTCTTTGCTGACAAATCAGTAATTGTTGCACCAAACAAATCTATTAGTATGCCAGATAAGTTTGTAACTTTTACTTTAAAAAAAGATCAGTTTACTAAACTATTAAAGGGTGTAACTACTCTTAATTTACCAGATGTTGCTGTAAAAGGCGATGGTACAAAAATCAAATTAGTGTGTACCGATAAAAAGAATAAATCATCTAACGAATATTCTGTTGATGTTGGTGAATCTGATAAGAAGTTTACTGCGTATTTTAAAACAGAAAACTTTAAACAGATTGTTGATGATTATGATGTGGCAATATCAAAATCAAAGATTTCTCATTTTGTAAATAGAAATAAATCAGTTCAATATTGGATTGCATTAGAGCCTGACTCGGAGTTTTAATATGAGTGAAAATAAAACTCCTATGACACCGGAGGAAGAAGATAAGAACGCCGGTGTTGTTAGACTTACAGATGGTACTGCATATCCAATAGATGGTTATATCAAATTAGAAACCAGAGAATATCATCAAACAACTCATTATCTTAATAGACAAATTTCTATAAAAGATATTATAGAACAGTTTGGTGATTTATCTACCTTTGAAAAAGGATTAAATTTTGATTATAATAATTGGAGTGATGCAACTAAAGAAGAGCAAGACTTGGTAGACAAAGTAAATGATTTTGTTAACGACCACGACTATGACCGAGAAGAAGATTGTTGGACAATGAATAAAGGTGGTTATGATGTTGAAAATGAAATTGTTAATGAGTTTACTATTGAAACTAAATAATGAATAGATTGGAATTTATATTATGTCAGAATATTTGTGGGTTGAAAAATACCGACCAAAGCGTATTAGTGAGTGTATTCTTACTGAAGAGTTAAGAAATACATTTACTCAATTTATCAAGCAAGGCGAAATACCTAATCTACTATTATCTGGTAGTGCTGGCACTGGTAAGACAACAGTTGCTAAAGCAGTATGTGAAGAATTAGGTTGTGACTATATTGTTATCAATGGTTCAGACGAAGGTCGACAAATTGATACAGTAAGAAGTAAAATCAAAAACTTTGCGAGTACAGTATCCCTTACAGAACACGCAAATCATAAAGTTGTAATCATAGACGAAGCAGATTATATGAACGCAGAATCAGTACAACCTGCGTTAAGAAACTTTATTGAGTCTTTTTATAAAAATTGTAGATTTATATTTACTTGTAATTTTAAAAATAAGATTATAGAACCATTACATAGCCGTTGTACAGTTATTGATTTTAAAATTACGAATGGACAAAGAGTTAAAACAGCAACAAAGTTTTTGGATAGACTTTGTGATATACTTAAACAAGAAAATATTGAATACGATAAAAAAGTATTAGCAGAGTTAATTCAAAAACACTATCCAGACTTTAGAAGAACCATCAATGAATTACAAAGATATTCAGTAAGAGGTAAAATAGATAGTGGTGTTCTTTTTAACTTATCAGAAGTAAATATTAAAGAGTTAATTACTACGTTAAAAGAAAAACGTTTTAATGACATGAGAAAATGGGTTATACAAAACCTTGATAAAGAGCCATCTCATGTATTTAAAACACTATACGAAATACTTTACACAAGTTTAGATTCTAAATCTATACCTCAAGCGATATTAATTATTGCCGGATATCAATACAAATCTGCGTTTGTTGCTGACCAAGAAATAAATATGATTGCTTGTTTAATAGAGATAATGGCTGGTTGTAAATTTAAATGATAAAAGCCCTTTTAGTTAAATGGTATAACACCTCACTTGTAATGAGGATTTAGTGGTTCGATTCCATTAAAGGGCACCAGAGATATATTATGGCTTACGAATTAAAAGACTACTTAAACGCAATAAACTTCACAAAAGAAAATCTATTAGATACAGAAGATACTACTTGGGAAAAGAAGTATCCACCATACATCATTAATAAGTGTTTATCAATGCATTACGATTGTATAGCACAAGCAAATGAGATGAATGGCTATCATTTCTTAGACAAGAAAGTTCAGTTTAATTTTTTGATAAATAGTATAAGAAAGAATAAGCGATTTGGGGGTAAATGGTTATCACAAACCAAATTGAAGAATTTAGAGTATATAAAAGAATATTATGGTTATAGTAATGAGAAGGCAAAACAAGCTATCGACATACTAACTGTAGAACAAATTGAAGAAATTAAACAGTCCTTAACAAAGGGCGGGAGAACGAAATGAGTGAAGAAATAATAAATTGGTCGCCAGAAAGTATGCTTGAAGTTACAATCAAACAACCAGACGACTTCTTAAAAATTAGAGAAACATTAACACGTATAGGTGTTGCTAGTCGCAAAGATAAAACACTTTATCAATCTTGTCATATATTACACAAGCAAGGCAAATATTACATTACACACTTTAAAGAATTGTTTGCATTAGATGGTAAGAAAGCAACTTTAGTTCAAAACGATATTCAAAGAAGAAATACAATTTCTGTTTTATTACAAGATTGGAACTTAATTGATATTGTAAATAAAGCAAAATCAGAAGACAAAGCACCGTTAAGTCAAATAAAAGTATTACCTTTTAAAGAAAAAAAGGAATGGAATCTATCAGCAAAATATAATATAGGTAAAAAGATTGAAACTAAAGAAGAAGTTACAGATGAGAAATAGATGCAAGTTCCAAAGTTTAGAGATTTTTTAATAGAACAGGATATTGAACGTAAAGATAATCCAATTACGGTTGCGATTATTACAAAATCAAATCCAAATATTAAAAAACAAAAAGCAGGGGAAACTCCTAAAAAAGAACGTACCATTTCTTTTATACAAAAAGCTTGTGAAAAAAAAGGGTTTAAGTGTATTGTTATAAACACAAAACACGCAATCATCACAGGTAAAGACGAAGATAAAAATACATTAACTGTTTACAACTATGACGGTAAAGATAGTGAACATACCTTTGTAGGAAAAGATACTGTTTGTATTACACGAGCAGGTTCTATTGAAGACGAAGCAGGTCTTTCATTAATATCAGCATTTCAAAATTCAGCAGCGTTTATGATAAACACACGTTCAGCAATGTTAACGTGTGATAATAAACTAACAACAGCTTTGTTGTTTGAAAAGTTTGGTATACCAACACCTAAAACTGCTTTTATATCTAACGAAAAAAATATAGATGATGCACTTAAACTTGTAGGTGCTAAGTTTCCTATCATATTAAAAACACTTACAGGCACACAAGGTATTGGTGTTGTAAAAGTAGAAAGTTACGAATCGTTAGTATCTACAATACAAGCATTATGGAATCACGATGCAGAGATATTAGTACAAGAATATATGGAAACACCTTTTGATGTTAGAACGTTTGTCGTAGATAATAAAATATTTGCTTCAACAAAAAGAATACACTCTAAAGAAGATTTTAGATCAAATATTCATAGAGGTGGTTCAGCAGAACCTTATAAGTTAAGTGAAGAAGAAAGAGAAATTATTTTAAAAGCAAGTAGAGCTTCTAAAGCATATCTTGTAGGTGTAGATCATATTATTTACAAAGGTAAACCATATGTGTTAGAGGTCAATGGAAGCCCAGGCACTGGCGCAAATTATAAAGAATATACGTACAAAGATTATTATTCAGATCCAGAACCAGGCAATGATGTTACAGGTGAAAAACTTGTTTATAGATTTATTGATTGGGTATCAAAAAGAAGTCATTGGGATAGACAAGCAATTACAGAATGTGGATGGTTAGAAACAGTTGAAATAGATCAAGTAGGTAGAGTAAGAGCAAAATTTGATACAGGTAACGGTTCAAAGGCTTGTGCTTTACACGCAGACGAAATATTAGAAGAAAGTAAATCAACTATTAAATGGAAATACAACGGTAAAACTTTTTCTAAACCAAGACACGGCACAAGTGAAGTGTATAGAGCAAATGCTGATGGTGAAGAACCTTCTGAAACAAGACCTACGGTATTATTAGATTTAACATTTAACGGATTTACATATAAAGATATAGAGGTAGGTTTAGATGCAAGACCAAGATCAGGTTCAGACTTATTAATTAATAGAGATTTAATGAGGCAAATGAACGTAAGTGTCAATCCTAATAGAACTTTTGTACTAAGTAAGAGATTAAGACCAGTTGAAAAAGAAAACAACATTGACAAATAGG